TCCATTGTGCCGCGGAGTTCCTGTGCGTAGTCGGCGGTAGCTTTGGCAAGCTTCTGCCGAGCCTCGAACGCATTTATATCTTCCTCGGCGGCTTGCGCAGCGAGTTTCGCTGCGTCGCCATAGAAGTCCTGCAATACCTCCGCCTGCGCCATCAGTGTGTCGAAGAGTTTCTTTTCGTTATATTTGGCGATCCGCTCTTCGAGTTTCTTCTGTTCTTCGTTCGCCTTCTTCGTCGCCTCAAGGTTCGGCCCCTCGACCTTCGGCTTTGGAGGTCCGACGAATTCGCCCGTGGTCTTCACGCCTGCGGCGGCTTGCTTCTCCTTCGTCGCGGCGACCGCTTCCTCGCCGCCGAACACCCTCGCGTAGAACAATTCGATCCGGTCGCCGTACTTCTCGATGGAGTCCCAGAGGGCCTTTACCCCCTCGACCATATCGACCATCAGTTTCCCGGCGGTGGCCTTCGATGCCATCCCGATCTTGTCGATGGCATCTCCGTACGCGTCTAGTTTGGTGATCTCCTCCTGCGTGAGGGTCGCGCCAAGCCGCTTTCCCTCCTCCCTCATGTCGTGGAGGCCCTTCGCCCCTCCCTCAAGGACCGGGAGGAGGTCCACCCCGCTTTTCCCGAACACCGCGAGGGCAAGAGCGGTCTTATTCGCACCATCCTTCATCCCCGACAATTTGTCGGCCATAATGTCGAACAATTCATTCGGGGATTTCGTCTTGAGTTCTTCGAGGGACAGACCCAACGCCTTGAACGCGATGGCCTGATCGGAGGTCGGGTTCTCCGCTTCGGCGACGGCTTTGTTCAGGAACTTGAACGATTTGCCAAGGGCCTCGAATTCGACCCCCGATAATTTCGCCACGTACTGCAATTCGGAGAGGTCCTCGGCCGACACGCCGAATTTCTTCGACGCGTCATCGAGGGCGCTCCCCATGTCGATCGCTTCCTTTGCGAGGCCGACGAACGCACCGACTGTCACGAGGCCCGCAAGGTGCTTCGTCAGCGAACTCGCGGCGGATTCCATGCCCTTTATGTTCTTCGTTGCGGATTCTAGGCCCGTCTTCGTCTGGTCGTCCGCCACAATCTTTACAATGATGTCCTTGAGGCTCATAAGGTTCTCCGTCGAGCGCCGCCGGATTTCCTACCGCCGCTCGCCCTCTGGAGGGCACCGTCGAGGGCTTCCTTCATCCTCTCGTCCCGGTCCCACCCATGGTGAAGGAGCATGGGAGTTCCCGCTCTCACGGACGCTTCGAATTTCAGAGCGGTTTCGAGTACGATCCCGTTTAGGGCGTACTCGTCCAGATCAAGCGACAGAACCTCCGTCGGCAGTTTTCCGTATCTCTTCGCCATCGTGTCCAGCATCACCTGATATGCCGTGTTCGCCCGGAAATCGTGCGATGGATTTACCGGCCTCCCTATTCAGGGAATTCATCTCGGAGATCTGCTCGACGATGTAGTCCGTGTCCTTTGGGTTGATCTCGTCGACCGACACCTCGTCCTCCGCGCAATCCCGAGGGTGCTTGTCGACGATTTTCATGGAAATGACGCCCTTCACGAGCGACGCCACGGTCATTCGCCGGGCGAGGTCCTTGTTCTTTTCCAGAACCTTCCCGGCCTCTGCCTTGTCCTGTCCGCGAACCGCCTCCCAGAAGGCCGACGGTATATCCCCCACGTCGAGGTAATCCAGCCCGGTCAGCTTCCGAATCACGACCTCGCCGCCCGAGGGCAGGGTGATCGTCTTCCTCGACCGGGTCTTATAATCCTCCGCTGTCAGCATCGGACCCCCTTATGCGTAGACCACGTCGCCGTCGACGAGGATCTCGACGGACCCCGTGATGTTCGAATCGACCCCGAACTTCTCCGGGAAGGACATGACGTACCCGGAAAAGGTCCGGGTGGTGTAGTCGGGATACGTCACCTTGAAGTTCTTACGCGCCTGCGCCGTTTTCGCCGACTTCAACGCGGCCTGCCCCGCATCGTCGTCGTACACGTTCACTTCGAGGCGCAGGGAGCCGAAGTCCTGGAGGCCGACGCCCTTCTCCTTTGCGACCGACGCGAGGTTGGTCTTGTCGATGATCGCGGAGGTCCCGTCGAAGCCCGATCCGGAAACGACCTCGCCGATCCCGATCCACGACAGCGGGGTCGCGGTCCCGGAGCCGACCGTGATCGTCTTGCCGGTCGAGTCGAGCCCGATGGCGAATGTGTTTGTCGTAACGTTGGAGAGGACGAACGACAGCCCGTTGATGAGCGCGGCATCCGCGCCCGTAAAGGCGGCGCACGTGACCACATCCCCGTTCTGGAGTCCGTGGCCGTTCGAGGTGAGAATCGTCGGGAACCCCAGAGCGATCGCGGTGATGTTCTTCGCGGCCCCCCCGGTCCCGGAGATCTGGAGAACGGTCCCCTGCGCGTTGACGGCGTTGCTCGGCATTGTCCCTTACCTCCTCATTCTTCGGCGAAAGCCGCAGTACTGTATTCGATGGATGCCCGGATCAGCGTCCGGAAGAAAGAGCGATCCGCCTGAATCCGGATCGTTTCCGTGCTCATGTCCTGAAAGGTCCTCCTCGCGATTCCACCCCACGTCCGGTCGACCCCCAGCGCTTTGCGAACGTCGGCGATCTGCTCTCTCATGGTCTTCCCGGTAGCCCCGCCCTCGTGCGCCACCTCGACCTCGATGGTCAGGCGGTGGGCCTCGCTCCCGCGCACGTTCTCCTGACTGACGTTCACGGCGGGATCGCTCACATGGATGGCCGGGAGTTCATCCTGCTCCGTCGGTATATACCCCCCCACGGTTTCGGCGATCTTAGGCCTCCACTCGAAAACATTCAGGCCGAGTTCGGAATGGTAGCCGTTCAACGATCGGATCGACTTCATCCGCTCGACCACGGCGATCATGATGCTGTCGCGCTTTACCGCCATGCTACGGTTCCTCCCTCGACAGGTAGAGAATCGTCACCCCATCGCCATCCGGCCTCGACTCGATGACGTAGAATGTCTTCCCCCCGATATCCAGACGATCCCCCCGGGAGGCGAACGGTACGTCCGACTTTCGACAGATGGCCGATGGAGTCGATGTTGAGATCGCGTCAAGCCCCGGCCCCTGCATCGCGAGATACGGCTCGTCGAAGATCACCGGGATCTGAGCTGATGGGAATCCGATGCGCGTATAGGTGGCCGTTTGGGCGAAGACATTGGTATTCAGAAGTTCGGAGACGAAGGCATCTAGGTCGATCATTCCTTTGTCCTTACGGGATGATCTGCTTCTTGCCGACGAAGGAGACGGCGCAGGTAAACAAAGGGATCGTTCCGCTGACCGTTGCCACCGCCCGGATGTAGCGTTGAACTGCCGAGGCATTAAACTTGACGACCTGCGCGGATGCGGCGGCGTTTGTGACCTGCGAGAATGCCGCGCCCGTTACGTCGGCCCAACCCGTCGAACCGTCCGCCGAATCCTGGAGTTTCACGTCGAGGGTTGGGTTCGTCCCCGTTCCAGCCGCCGACTGGAGGATCGCGGCGGCCTGGCCCTCGTAGTTAAGAATATCGACCGAAGAGCCGTTTGCAGTCGCGCTGCGATCGGCCGGGTCGAACAGGGAAAGCACGCTAACACCTAATATCTCCTGCATGGCTCTACTCCTTTTTCCGCTCGGGTCTTGGCGGAGCGCTGTGCGCTTCCTTCTTCAGCCCTTTCATCGTTTCCTTCTCCTGATCCCATTCAGGCTCCTTCTCCGGGTCCCCTTTCGGGGGTTCCTTCGTGGGGTCCTTCGGGGGCTCGTAGAGTTTGGCTCTGCCCATCCCGATCAGCAGGGTCGCGTCATCGTCGCTGACGCTGACCACGTCCCCAGCCCCCGCCCGCTTCCCGTGCGCATGATTCGGGTCTTTGATCACAACACCCTTGTAGGTAATGACGATCGTCTTCATCCTTCCTCCTTCGGCGATGGATGAAGGGCCGGGCAGAAGCGCCCGGCCCTCCTTGGTCGTTATCACCGCGATCAGGTCACGCTGGTCGCCAGGGAGAACGCCCCGGGGTAGCGGACCCCTACGTCCACGCTCTGGAACGCGGTGACCTGGATGATGCCGCTCTTGCTCTGGGTGTAAGGGTCCACGACCAACTCGAGGACGCCCCACTCGGCCAAAAACACCTGGGAGAAATCCCCGAAGAAGAGATTGCCCGCGGCGATCTGGTTCGTGGAGAACCCCTTGAAGCCGCACACGTCGTCGGCCTGCAGGATGTTGCCCTTCCACAGCGGGGTGTCGGTGTTGGAGAACCGGGCCCGCTGCGCGAGCAGCGCGGCCACCGCGGGAGTTGTAACGTAGGCGC